TGCATCGCTCCTGTCGGAAGCACTTGGTAAACGCCGTCGGAATCAACGATCTCATCTCCTCGCTGCGGTAAACCAAAGTTGGTTAGCGTTGCTTGCGAGTAGATATAGTCGCGCGTTACAAAACGAATGGTACTTCCATCGGCTTGCATGTTTTCCCATTCGGATTGTCCAAGCGTCACGCTAATGCTTGCGCTGCTGCTGCCCCTGCGGTAAATCACGGTTCTGGAAACGTGCGCGGCCAACGTACTGAGAAGCCAGTCAACTCCGGTTCCAAGCACGTCAGCCATCGCTTAAATCTCCAAAACCATCATCTACTAGGAGTAATCATCGATCGAAGTCAAAGTGCCGTTGAGGTCAACCTTGACCACAAGCTGTCCCGACGTTTTCGCGTAAGCACAAACACCGATGAGGATCTTGCCCGCACCGCTGCTTGTTGCTGCAACCTGCGTCGAGCTGGTCAAGTAGACCAAAGCACCAACCGCGTAAGTGTCACCGCTAACCGCATCGACTTCGTACACACCGGCGACGCTTCCGCGTCCGATGCGACCGTTTTCGACGCCTGATAACTCGGTCACAACAACGGCCTTTCCGTCAGCCGATAGGATAATGTCGCCGCTGCTAAGTGCGGACGATGCTGTAAACTCCCGCTCAGTTGCGGGATGTAGCATTTTTGCTGCCATCTGAAATCACCTCTTTATCTTTTTTTGGTTTAACTTCTTCCACTCGTTCGGCCCATCCGACGCCAAGCAGCGAGTCGACAACTCCGGGATCGAGGTTATCGAGGATCGCTCCTTGCTTGTAGTCATCCTGACCGACTGAAACATCTTTGAGTAATCGAACTTTCATGCTAAACTTTCCTTTTTGTGTTCAGCAAAACAACCGGCCAGACAGGACAAGGAAAGCGAACCTCCCTGACCGGCGTTTTGCTTTTCTTCGCTTACAAGCTAGCCGACTGGTTGTAAACCAATCCGCGCCAATCCAAGGCTTTAGCTCCGACGTAGTGGCGAACGTCGATGTTGATTCCGAAGCGACCGTTAACGAGCTGCGAGGTTCGTACAACGGGTGCGCGTCCTGCGCCTTGCAAGTAAACAAATTCAATCGTTCGTGCTTCGCGGCTTACCAAATACCAAGTCGAGGTTGAACCGGATCGGCTCGTTCCGGCGACTGGATCGACAACACCGTTTGCAAGTCGTGGTTCGCTGACAGTCAAAATTCCGTAGCGAGAAAGCGGGTTGATCGCACCGTCATTGCTTCCGGTCGTCACGTTGTTCTGCGACTGCGTGAGCTGAATCGCAGTATCCGCCAAGTCCGGCGGAACGATGATGTGCGAAGCGGCTAGGCCAATCGAAGCGTCACCGTCCTTAAACTTCGCCATTGCTGCGATCGCGGCGGACAAGGTTGCTCGTGCTAGTGCAGCGGACCCGAATCGGTTTCCGTCGGTCGTGTTAAACAATGCACGTCCGGTTGCCGAAAGGTTTGCATTGGCAAGCAAGATGTTTGCTGCCAAGTCAGGTCGAATTCGACCAGCGGCCAAACCGAAATCTCTTGGAGTGTCGGCAAGCTTCTGGAAGTTGTCGCCTAACAAGTCGGCTTCATCGATTTCCATCTGACGAGCGAAGCGTTCGACGCGGGTTGCTTCCGTTGCCAAGCTTCGGTAAGCGTGCTGCGCCTCTCCACCGATTGGCAAGTAGGCAAGATTGTTGCTTGCCGTCATGCGGATTCGGTTGTGGTTTTCCATGTCCGGATTCTCGCTCTCGGTTGTCCAACCGTCGGTGAAATCGCGGATCTCATTGTACCCTTCGAGCACTCGTGCGCCGATCGTCGCACCGTAGAGGTTCGCGACCGAAGACGTCGAAAACGCCGCTTGCAAAAGGTCGGTTCGATCAACTGGAACTTCTTGACCGGAAACACGCAAAGCGTGCGCGGTCAATTCCAAAAGCGAAGCGTTGCGGAAGCGGTGAGCATCTTCCAAGATCGCTTGCTTCTGGTCACTGTTGATCGAGGCGCGAAGCCAATCAATCTTGCAAGCGTCGCGGAAGCGGCGTTGCTGCCACTTATTCGATTCGACGTCGGCACCACCACGAATCATCATTGCGGCCTGGAGGCTCGCCATCGTGGTTTGGCTGCTGCTCTTGCTGTGGATCGCTGGTCCGCTTGGTCGTGCTTCGCGGGAAGCTTCGAGGTCTTTTTGTTTGCGAATGGTCAACTCGGTTTTCTCCTGAGTCCAGCCGTTGAGGATCGCGTGCGCTGCGACGTCCACGGTCTTGCCTTTGATCGAAATCGAAGGGTTTCCGAACTTTGCGCACAAAGAACGGATTTCTGCGGCTCGCTGCGTTTCGCTCGCTAGCTGGGCGCGTAGGTCGATTGCTTCAGAAGCAGCGGTAGCAACAGGCTTGTCGTCCATTGCTTTAACTTCTTCTTCGCTCATTTCAGCATCAGCCACCGGAGGAACCATTTCCTCCATAACCTCGGCGTACTGCTTTTGCAAAACCATCTTTAGGTCTTCGGATACACTCGCTGGATCGAGGCCCAACGAGGCTACCCATTCTTCGAAAGTTGGCATCTGTTGTGCCTCCATCTTTCCCGATTTGGCTAAAACTTCCGTTGCGGTTTCGGGATCTCCCGCGACAGAAACAAACGAAATTTCTTCAAGCGTTGAAGCGGTTACGACAAGTATTGGCCCGTCAAATTGACGACCGTTGACCGTTACCGTTTGCCCTTCGCTTGTTGTTGTGTAGTCGTTAATCGAAAGACCAACTGAAGCCTTCCAAGGGAAGCCAGCCTTTCCTGATTGAATCAACTCTTGCGAATCGGCGTTCTGAATTGAGAAAACACCAGTTGCTTCAAGTTGCGTCCCATCGTTATTGATTTTCGTTGTGTGACCAACCGGACGCGACGTGTCGTGATCGCGATGAACCGGCAAAGCTTCCGATCGGATCTGCATTCCGCCAAGATCAACGACAACCGGCCCACTCCAGCGAATCGCCAATTTCGGATTCATCACGCCGCCGCTGTAAGCGTGAAGCACAAATCGCGGCGTCGCTCCGGCTTCGGCTTGAAGCTCAACCGATCCAGTTGCATTGAAGCGAACGGTATTGTCTTTGCTTGCGGTCATTTTTTTAAATATCCATATACTTGCTTAATTACCTTGCTTGTGCTACCATTTGGGAGGCTTTAATACAGGAGCGCCAAAAGTGATTGAAAAAAGATTTTGGAACAAAGTGCAAAAACCAAATGAACTGTCTTTGTGTTGGATTTGGGTTGGTGCAAAAACAAGTGGAGGCTATGGCAACTTCAGTTATTCTGGTATTCGCGGTAAAGAAAAATTTATCGCAGCTCATCGCTATAGCTATGAATTGCATAACGGCCCTATTCCAGAGGGTTTGCATTTGGATCATTTGTGTCGAAATCGTGCTTGCGTTAACCCGAACCATCTTGAGCCTGTTACATGTGGGGTCAATTTGAAAAGAGGGGTTTGTCCTAACATGATTGCGCACAATCTTAAGCAATGCACAAAAGGTCATTTGGTTGAAGGTTTGAATCTGATAGAGGAAAAAAGAAAGGACGGAACCATTCGTTTTCGCTGTAAAACGTGCGCACAAGTTCGAGAAAAAAACAGATGTAGGTACAAAGGCAATAAAACAAAGTAAAGCCCAAGGCTTTGACGAACTGCACTGTGCGGACTTCTTCACGTCGTACGGCATTACGGCTTTAGAACTCCGCTGATTTGGATGTTCAGTTCAATCAAAGCGGTTGTCGTCGCAATTCCAAGGATCGTCACGTAATCGGCACTTGTTAAGTCACCGATCGGACAGATCGCGCCCTTGGTTCGGCTAACCGTTAACACTTCTCCGACGGTGAGCGTCGCACCAAGATTGATTTTGCCTTTGCTACCTAAAACAAAGAATCCATTAGTTGCGGCGGCGGTTAACGCAATTCCTTTCGCTTCGGCCTTTGCTGCGCCGTCGTTCGAATCGCACTGGTAGTATTTACCATCGGTCGAACTAAGATAGACCGGCATTCCTTGAGTAATCGATTCGCCAGCGGTGAAAATTGCGATACGTGCGTCCAAAGCACCGACAGCGACGTTTGCGGCTGTTTGCGAGAGGTTAGCCACTTGCAGCATCCTCCTTTGGAACCGAATCAACACTGCCATCCGAAGCATCGTCAAGCAGTGCCGCGACGTTATCCGGCGACAAACCAAGACCGGAAAGCATCACGGTTGCCATGGTGCGCGTCATCTTCTGTGAAGCGTACTCGGTCAAGATGTCCATGATCGCTTTGCGATTGCGATTCCACTGGAGGCGCGATAGACCCATGAATTCGCCGGATGCGGAGTTTTGTTCCGCTTGCACTTGCTCGGCCTCCTGCTTCGCTTGTGCGGCCTGATCGGCGGCTTTCGCTTTCGCGGCTTCCTGCATCTGAAGAACCATCACCTGCTCTTGCGAAAGCATTCCGAGAGCTTTGCGACGGTTGAACTGCTCCATCAATTCGCGGTAGTGTGCTTCGCCGTCGATATTATTTTCCGCAAAATACTTTTCTTCCGTCATCAAGCCGTTGTTAATCAAACTGATCGCGGCGTTCGCGTCATCAACCGGATTAGCCGACTTCGCTGGCGGCCATGTCCACTGGTGCGGGATTTCTTCGATCGCATCGATTGCTGGTAGGTAGCCATCGATTAGTAAAGCTTCATCGAGCCACCAAGAGAAAATCTTGTCGAGGCAAGCGGTTTCCCATTCGTTGCGTTCAATTTCGATCTGGTGATAGTAAAGCTGATGATCGAGTCTTGCGGAAGAATAGTTATATTGCGATGAATCGCCGCGAGCCTTGTTGGTTGGCATTCCTAAGCATCGAGCGATTTCCATCAGGATCGCATTGCGAAAACTCTCGTAAGTGGTCGTTGGTTGCTCTGGTCTGAACTGCGACATCTTCCAGCCGTAAGGAAGGCTTGTCATCATCCCTCGATCGATTTGAACGTGATCGAAAGGAGCCACCGACGTATCAACGGTTTGACCTGTAGAATCGTAAGTGTTCGCAGTCGTCTCAATCACGGCCGCAAAGTCAGCAGCGGTTTCAGCGGCAAGGATCGTAGCGAGCGTGTAACGGCGAAGCATCGCAAAAAGGGGAAGTGCTGGTGTAACTTCGGGAATACCGCGAACCTGTCCCGGTCGAACGCGATTGAAAACGTGAATCATGTCCTGTTCGAAGACATCTTCTTTTTCGAACGAGTTAATAACCCAAGTATCACCGGGATGCTGCTTCAAAACATGATAAATCGTCGGGTTGTTATAACGATCGAAAATAATACCATCGACGGCGCCAGGTCGTCCTTCAATCCAACCTGGCGTGGAAATTTGATCGGCTTCAACTAGCTGAACGTCTAGCTGTACGGAATTGCGAATCACCGGATTGTTGACTCGAAGAAGAAAGGCTTCGCCATCGACGCACTTAGCGAGTCGTGCTGTGCGCAGTTTGCGCGTTAAGTTGATCGACTTCATCCAGCGGTAAAACTGCCGTTCAATCTCCCTAGCCGCATCGCGGTCTGGAAGCTGAACTTGCAGCCTCGGCCCGGTGCTAACAGTGTCATTGGCTAGCGTGTTAACGATGCCATTTCCAAACGAGTTGGCTTCTAGGCATTCGTAACGTGCTCGCTGCCGGAGCGTCTTGCGAATGGTCAGACTATTCGCAGCGGAAGCGGAAAGGTCGTCAGCGTATCGCCAGTGCTTTTGATTTTCACCCGTTGTTTGTGCGGCATCGTAAGCGGCGGAAAGCTCGGCGCGGGAATCGGCTCGCATCTTGCGAAGTGCTTCCGCTTGCTTGGTTGCTTGCTGAATCGGTTTGCCGAACTGGTCAACGATTGGCATCAGCCGCGATCTCCGTTGACGGCGGAACCTTTGCGAATCTTAGCGAAGATAAGCCCGCGCCAAGGTGTTACGGCTCCGGCGTTGGCGGCTCGGTGGCGATCGGCTTCGATAAGCTCTTGCGTGCTCGCTCTAGTCGCGGAAGTACCGTCTACGCTAACCGATTGCGGCTTGCTGGCTGCTTCGGCGATTTCGCCCGGTGTTAAGCTTCCGTCGGCGTTTGGCACTTTTTGAGACTCGCTGTAAGAATGTTGCTACGTTTCGGCTGTAGAGTTCATTCTACTCGACTTGTCTAGTGCCCTAGTCTCGACGGCGGTTCAAAGCTTCTTCCCGCATCTGCTGGAGGCTCTTGCGAGGTCGCTGCAAAACAGGTTGCGGATCGGCTTGTGTGCGAACGCCAACGACCGAAGCGGCCACCAGGCACATCACCAAGCAATCGAGAAAGTGATTGTCGCGGCCTGTCAATAGCTGCCACTCAACGAGCGTTCGACCTCGGCCAGCGGTTTCAATCGCTTGTTCGCTACAAAGGTGATCGGCGAGCATCCGGTGACGCATCGGCGATGCTTTGAACAGCATCATCGCGCCCGGTTCGCCTTCCGGCTGCTGAAGCCTCTGGTGTAAAACGGTCTTCCAGTGATTTACGTCCGCGATGATATGGCGAGGAACCTGTTGACCGGCGTTTGCTGCCGAGATACGCCACTCTGGCCCAACGATTTCACCCGGCTTTCTCGGCCACTGATTGATCGGAGTTTGCTTGGCGGAAACCCCGCGACCATGCCACGGAAGCCAAAGTGAACGCTGTTCGGATTGGCGAACGAAAGAATAAACGGTCTTGGTACTTGGCCCCCAGTTGGCATCGATCACGATTCGTTCGATCGGCATCGCTGCGCCGTCGTCGCGGACGAACTGACGAGAAAGTAAGTGCGACTCAAGTCTTCGGAGTCCGGAAAGTAGCGAAGCTTCCAGGTTTCCGACGCCGGTTTCATGCGCAATCGTTCGTTCGATTTCGGAAAGTGTGTAGTATATTTTGCCTTGATCCGGCCAAACGCCGTAATCGACGACCCACGATGTAAAGCCATCTGCAACAGCGAGGACAGCATAAAAGAAAGCGTTTTGCTGAACATCGACCGCGCAAACGAGGTGATTGGCTTCGCGGGGAATCTCGCCTTGCGCGTAACCGCTGGCACGCTGACAAATCACGTCAGCCGTCGCAGCGTGTTTGCCGGTTTGGTTGCCAAGTGTTTCCTTCGGATCGTTCTGATACTCGGCGTCAAATGTATCCGGATTACCAAGCTTCAAATTGACGGCGTGCTGGATCGCGGAAAGTTCATGCGGTTCGTAGCGTGCTGGCCAGCCGACGATAGAGCCTTCATCCATCTCTTGCCGGTGCTCGGCGTAAAACTCGGTAGCCTGTGGTAGTTTGTCGTTACCTTGCTTAA